GCCGCCGAAGAACTTGCCCCGGCGGCCACACATGCTGAACGTGACGCTCATTTCACCAACTCCACGATGTCTTCATAGGACTGCGCAACGGCGGCGAGGCCCTCGCTGTGACGGTCGTTCCACACCTTGGCCCAGAGTTTGTCGGCCTTCGGGTGCCCGACCATCTCGTTTTCGAGTTCGAGATCGGCGCGCAGCAGGTCGATGAGGCGAGCCTCATCTTGGTTGTAGGCAGTCCGCGCATTGGCGTAGGCGTGCTTGGCCTCAGCGTAGGCGATGTTGACGCCCGGAATGCTTTCGTATTCCTCGGTGGTGAGTTCGCTCACACGCTTGCGAAGCACGGCCGGTTCCGGCACGCGGGAGGGGTAGGGGATGGTGGACTTGTAGCCATCCTCGCGGGCCAGTTCGATAGCCGTCTTGTCGCCGCCGCGCGTGTAGTGTGCGGGCTTCGGCGCCGGGATGTTCTTGTCGATGGCCCACGCGGGTAGGACGAGCGGCACAGTGGCGCCAATGCGATCCATCGCGGGCGCCTCGGGGGCGCTACCCACCGGGATAACCACTGGTCCTGTGCGCACATCGTCCTCCTTCTTCAGTTGGCCCGCACAGTAGCGTAGCTGGCGTTTTCGTCAACGAAAATCCAGACAAAAGAAAACCCCCGCAGTTTCCTGCGGGGGTTCCTTGAACGGTTGAAGTTCTCGTAAGCCGAAGCTTAGATGAACGACAGCGTGGCGGTGTCGATAGCAACCAGACCGAGGAAGTCCGCTGCGTTGCCGAGCGACGACGCAGTGTTGGACAGTTCGATGTAGCCGTAACGAGTCATGAACGACACGACGGGTTCCATCGTGTTCGGGTCGATGACGACGCCGGAAGAGGTCAGCGGAACGTAGGGGCAGTAGAATGCCGCTGCGTCCATTTCGTTGCCCTTGTAGCCGACGAGGACCGGGGTCGCGTCGGAAGCATACTGGTCAACGTAAACGCGCATCGAGTTGTTCAGGGTGCCGACGAACTTGGTGTTGGTCGGAGCCTCGAACACGCCTTCGGTCGTGCGAGCGAAAGCCGAAGTCGTTGCGGATTGCAGGATCGTGAGTGCGGTCGGGGAGACGACAACCCAGTTACCGGCGCCGCGACGGGTGCGCGATGCGATGAGGTTGGCCTGACGGTTAATCAGGATGGCCAGAGCGGCGTGCACGTCACCCACGAAGGTCGGGGTGCCGGAAACGTCGTCCTGCTTGAAGATCGAGGTCGCAGCGCCCGGAAGAGCACGCAGGGAAACCAAGATTTCTTGGTCGATTTCTGCGGTGATTTCCTGAGCCAGAGCGGCCATGATTTCGGCTTCGATGTCGATGCCCTGCTGAGCTTGCGCGTCCTGAGCGGCTTCGAAGGTCCAGCGAGCGGAGAGCTTGCGGGTCTTGGCTTCGACGACTTCCTTCAGGATTTGGATCGACATGCGGTTACCCGGCTTGCCTTCCAGAGCGGGCGTAGCAGCCGCCTTCGGGGTCGAGACGTTCTCGTTACCCGAGTAGAAACGAGCGATGTCGAAGGGCGACAGAGCTTCGTTACCAGCGGAAACACCACCACCAGCGGTCGGAACGGTATCAGCGTAACGGACGCGCAGGGTGTGGATTTGGGCGACCGGGCCGGTCATCGGCTGAACGCCGATGATTTCGTTCGCGATCACGGTCGGCATGACACGGCGGATAACCGGCAGGATGACCTTGTTCAGGGTGGCAACCGACGCAGCGTTGGTGGCACCGGCGGTGGCCGATTCCAGCAGCTTCAGTTCGCGGCGGGTGTTTTCCAGAACGGTTTCCATGACCTTTTGCTTGGTCGTGTTCGGAGAACCGTCGGCGTTCTTCTTGAGGTCTGCGCCTTCGCACAGGGCCTTCTTAGTGGCTTGCCACTGAGATTCAAAAAGCTTATTCATTTGAGTGTGACTCCTTGTTTACTTCTGGATACCGGCAAGACGGATCACGCTTGCAAGGTCAGAATCGGTTTCGACTTCCGATTCCACTTGCGCAGACTCGTGAAGACGGTTGATGCGTTGATCGCCGGTAATATCGACGACACGCTTTTCGGCGGGGGCGCGTTCCTCCATCAGCTTCTTGGCGCCGGTGTCGGCGTTAGCTGCGTTGCGACGGGTGTTCTCGTTGAGGACAACCGGGAGGAGTTTGGTGAAGGCAGTGCGGAGATTGGGGGTCTTGATGGTTTCCAACATGCCTTCCATGACCGCGCGCTTCTCACCGCGAAGGTTTGACAGAAGCTCGCTCATGGTTTGAGAACGGACGGCGCGATCCTCAGCCATCACAGCCTTGCGGCGTGCGACTTCAGTCTTCTGCTCAACTTCGTTGAGCTTGGACTTCACTTCAGTCAGTTCAGCATCCTTGCTTTCCAGCACGGTTTGCAGCTTGCGGACTTCAGTTCCTTCGGCGAGGTAGCTCGTCATGTATTCAGCAGCGACGGCTTCGAAGATGCGACGGCCGAACATGTTCTGGCGGTTGCGTTCGAGGTCTTCGTGAAGCTGGGTCATTTCGCGCTTCAGCGACTCGTTCACCATCAGTTCGACCTTGGCGGCCGAGTGCTTGATGAACTTGGCTTGCATTTCCTTCAGCTTGTTACGGCTTTCGGAAACGAGCTTGACGCGAGTTTCGACCAGAGCGCGGTGATCTTCCGAGAATTCCTTGAGTTCCTTCGAGACCTGACGGACAACGAATTCATCAATCTTCTTCAGGCGATCATTCTGTTGCTTCGCAGCAGCTTCACGCAGCTTCGTCAGTTCAGCCTTGATTTGAGCCTTGGCTTCCTTGATCGACGCACGCTCAGCACGGAGAGCAGCAGCTTCCTTGCCCAGTTGCTCAACGGCGAAGTTGCGGGTGAGTGCAACATGTTCCTTGAGCTTGGTCTTGTAGTGTTGGCGGGATTCCTTCACAGCAGTGCGGAAGGCATCACGGGCTTCAACGAATTGAGCCACTTCGGCCGCCTTGGATTCTTCTTGCTTGGTGATCGTATCCGTGAGCATACGATCAATAGCTTCGACCAGTTGACCCTTGTCGTGTTCATAACGACGGGCAAACTCTTCACGCATCGACATTTCTGCCGCTTCGCGGGCCTCGGCCACCTTCTTGGCGAAGGCTTCCTGCAAGCTTTCGACGATCTCCGAAGAGAGGCCGGTGCTTTCAAGAAGTTCAGCGAGTGTTTTATCCATAGGATGATTCTCCTTTGGTTACTTTAGGTTGTTGATCCACGTCAGAAGTTCCTTGTGGAGGTGCTTCTGTGCCTTGGGATCATTCGACACCGCTCGGGCGAGGTCTTCGATGACGGCTCCACGACGACCATGACGGGCTTCGTAAACCGGCTTCGGGTAGGCATTGGGGGCGCTGGGGCGTGCAACAATATCGACTGTGATAATTTCGAAGTCCGAGACTTCGCCGCTATCGTTGACGTTGCCCGAACCACGGCTGGAAACACCAAGCTTCACGCCGCTCTCAAGCAACGTGCGGGTGATTTCTCCAAGCGGGGTCGGGAGAATTTGCAGCTTGCCCATCCCGGTATTGCCGTCCATCCACATCTTAGTAATCATGTGGGAAACACGGTCGAGATTGATCGTCAGTTCTTCGGGGTGGTCGAGTTCACCAAGAACACTCTCGCCTTTGGAGAGAATGTCGTTAACGTTTTCAACAGCCTTGCTGATTTCACGGACGGGATAGACACGCTGGTTCAGGTTGCGAACGCCGCCCTGAATGAAGACACCAGACATGAACAGCTTCTTCTTGGCGTGCTCTCCCTCACCCTCGTTCATCGACTCAACGATGATCTGGGCTTGGTCGAAAGTCAGACGTTCAGAAAGAAACTGAGACATGATATGGTGCCTTACTCAGGAGCGAATTCGTATTACTGACCTTCGAGCGGCGACTTGGTGTTGCCGTTCTCCGAAGACAGCTTGTTGATCTCGGCCGACTTGTCGCCTTCCTTGGACACGCGGCTCAGAGCAGCGTTGGCCTTGGAGACGTTGTTGCGGCGCGGCTTC